ATGAAAAAAAATTTTATATCCTTACTTTTTGTTTCTGCTATAACTGTCGGCCTTTTATCAGCCTGCAGCTCTGCACCTGCCGATGATAATGCTACGAATCCTAAAGCTGAAACCGTCACTTCCCAAGCCAATCATGACACCAATTCTTCTCCTGTCTCTGTGACACTAAACGAAGTCGCCCATTCTATCTTCTATGCCCCGCAATACGTTGCGATTGAAAATGGGTATTTTGCGGATGAAGGAATTAATTTGACTCTTGTTACTGGTTTTGGGGTAGTTTAGTTAGTACAAGACAATATTTATTATTTTACTCGTAACTTCTGTCCTACATAGATCACATTCGGATTGCTGATTCCATTCAACTGCGCAACCTTCTGGTAGGATGTGCCATACTTGGATGCGATACCGGAAAGCGTATCTCCGCTCTGCACGGTGTAATACTGTGCGGATGAAGCACCTGACTTACCGTTCACGATATTCTGAATCGTATTGTAGTCATATCCGGCAGCTGATAGACGATTCTTTCTGTCGTTTCCATTGCCCCATTTACCGACAAGAACTTCCTGTGCGATCTGCTCATTTGATTTTCTGGCAAACGCAGCGTTGATCTTGTTCTGGACTTCTGTGTAACGACTACCGAGAACAACCTTTCTTGTGTCACCGTTACCATATTTACCAGCTTTCACTTCGTTCACCAGTGTATCTACGGATGCAGAATAGATATGGTCGATGAAGCTCTGCACTTCCGTATACCGTGTTCCGAGGGCGTTCTTGCGGTTGTCACCATCACCGTACTTGCCCTGCATGACTCCAACAACCAGATCGAGCGTGGATCCGCCCGGAGTATTCACTGTCGGTTTCGGTGTTTCTGCCGGTTTGGTTGTGTTTCCTTTTCCGGCGTACTTGTTCCATGCGTTCTTGTCGCCGTAGAATTTATCCAGATCGAGATTACCGCCCCATCCATTCAATCTACCACAAGAGCTATACTGCCGGATAACACAAGTATAAGCTCCCTCATTCCACGGCTTATCCTGATAGCCTGTGGCGTTCATGTCTGCGTACTGTGCAATCCAGAGTCCATAGTTTCCGATATTGTTGAATTTATAGGCTACAGACTGCGAACAATACAAAAGAGGTCTTACGCCTGTTTTCTGGTATACATAGTCAAGCCAGCTCTTGCACCATGCAAAATCTGAGCTACCGAATGCCGGGTTGCTCTTCCCCTCCCAGTCAAGGCAGAGAATTGCTTCGCCTACACGTTTTCCGATTCTATCAAGGAAGTAATCTGCTTCTTTCTGGTAATCTCCACCATTCGCATAATGGTAGATACCGAGACACTTTCCGGCGTTCTTAGCCTGTGCGTAAGCTCTTGTGAAATCTGGGTTCACGTAGCCTGTTCCCTCTGTTGCCTTTACGATCACAAAATCGCACGGGACCACACTGAGGTCAATTCCTGCCTGATAACTTGCAATATCAATTCCATTCATTGCCATAATGTTTCTCCTTTCAAAAAGAGGGCGATCACTCGCCCCATTATTCTTTATATTTACTTCTGTTCCAGATTTCTGTGATCCGTTCCCAGCCTCCGGTGCTTACCAGATACACAATAAATGCTGCTAGAAATGAGGCAAATACATAATACCATTCAATTACAATCTTGTAATAGACACATAGAACTATCACTGCCGTCGGTGTCAGGATTAGCGCTACCCCAAGCGCCACCACATTGGTCTGAATCTTTTTCAGTACCGGCATTTCCTTTATCACCTGTACAACTACGCTCACAAGGAATGCTAAAATTCCGATTCCACCAAGTGCGTAGGTAATATACTGCATCAACATTTCCGTATTCATAATCGTTACTCTCCTTTTTGTTTTAGATGTAATTCTTCTATTTCCTGTTTCATTTTTGTGATCATGCCATTCCCGCCAAGCCGATGATATGCTTCATACATCTCACAGAAATTTTCATAAGCATAGCTCGGTATCTTACCAAGCTTCATATATTTTCCGTGATATTCAATTAACTGTACCCTAAGAAGTAACATTGTACCGGCGCTGTTTGCATCCCTTTTTTTACGTTCTTCCGCAATCCGTTCATCACGCTCTTTTGCGTCCTGCACCTGTTTCTTTTTTTGCTCCTGCAAGAGCCAGACAATATATCCCAATAAGATTGGAAGCGCAATGATATATGTCTGCATCAATATGTCTTTCACCGCTTTTTCTCACTTTCAATTAAATTTCTTATGATTTTACCGGCTTCGCTGTTCCGGTATAAGATATCGGATAATCGTATGGATAGTCATACGGATAATCAACCGTTTCCTGGATCTGTACAGAAATCGTAAATTTTTCCCCGGTCGCAACCGTATTTTTGCTTAATTTCACATCTGTAATTTTAAGCATTAAACCACCTCAACTTCTATCCTTGCTTTCCTGATCGAATCCGCAACCGTATAAGTCACTTCCAATATATGTGTTCCTTTTTCTTTCGGAGCAATCTTACAGTCAAGATAATGCTCATTGATATCACACTCTCCTTGCACCACGATGCCTGTGTAACGTGCCAGCTCATAAGATGCTGTCAGAATCGTAAATGGCTCATCGTTAGGACTTCGCACCAATAGCTTAACGTGCTTGTCTTCGCCCAGGATAAATCTAATTTTGTTCACAACAACACCCCCTTCCATGTATCGGATAAATTACCTCCACAAAGAGCGGATCTGGCTCTGCGATAACTTGATACTGCTCCGGAACTGCCTCTACAGCATAGTCTTCCGGAATAACTGTAACCTTACAGTCTTCCGGAACAATTTCCACCATATAATCAAGTGGAACAAGTCTTACGCATAGAGTAGCCGGATCAACGATCAACAGCATCTTCGTGCAGTATGCAATATTGCCTGCATCATTTTCTGCCGTCAACTCCACCACATACATTCCATCTAAATCATAAGGGACCGTGGCATTCCACCGGTCCCCTTCATCTCTCTCGAATATTACTTCTTTTCCATCTATCTTACCGCTTACCTTTACTACCATAGGCGCACCGCCTAGTCGGTAATCTCGACTGCAATAATGAATGTCTTTCCGCAGTCTACTGGATTCGGAGTAAGAGTCACTGACTTAATTACCGGAGCTGACGTATCGACAGTAACCTTACGTGTGACTGTAGTAGTCTTTCCGGCTTTGTCTTTAGCTACGATTGTGATGGTGTTTGCACCCTCAGCAAGAGTCACGTCCTTAGTAAATGTTCCGTCTGTTCCGACCGTTGCAGTTGCTCCATTTACCGTTACTGTAACTGGCTTAGATGATACGTCATCTGTTTTGCCACTTACCGTTACTGTCTTCTTGTTGGTTATAAGGTTATTTGATGGAGCTGTGATCTGCAGTGTCGGAGGCACTGTATCAACTGTAAATGTTGCTGTCTTAGCTGTAGCTGCATTACCATCGTTGTCGGATGCTTTGACTGAAATCGTATGTGATCCATCTTTTAACGTCGGTGATGTGCATGTGCACTTATATCCACCGTCAATAGCAGTCTTTGTTACCGTCGATACGACTGTACCATCAACTGTGACTGCGATTGTTCCTGCATTTACTCCGGAGTCTGTATCTTTTACCTGGAATTCGATAGTCGGAGTTGTATTTGTGATATAAGCTCCTGCAGACGGAGACGTGATCGTGATAGTCGGTGCTGTCTTTTCTTTTACACGGAGTTTAAGTGATGCGCCGAGAGTAGCATGACTCTGATCTACCGTGGTAGTATTGCCGGCCTCATCTGTAGCCTTTACTGTTCCGCCAAGAACATGATCCGGCTGATTGTAGCTCGACTTACTTGGAGCTGTAACCGTAGCTTCCCATTTCCCGGAGGTCGAATTATAGGTCAGATTGTATGCCTGACCATTAAATATATATTGAGCTGTTTTTACTGCCATCTACGCTTCACCTCTACTGCTTGTCTTCTGTTACCAGATCTTCTGCTCCGGAATCAATCAGGACCTCTTTTACCTTGTCCTTTAAAAGTCTCGGTACCTGTGAATAAGTTTTCTTTCCTAACATAATCTGCTGTGCCCATAACATTGCCATCATTTCTTTTCCTCCTGAAATTTGTAATAATATGAATAAAATAGTTAATAAGATTATCGTTTTACTGATATACTGTCTCAGACATTTCCAAAATGCATCCTTTGAGCATTTCATTTTCCTCTTCTGCTTTTCCAACTCTTGTCTGCAAGTCCGCATTTTTCTCTTCCGCCTCTTTAAGTCGTGCCTCCAGAGCTGCTATCCGGCTGTCCGGATCTTCTCCTTCCTGGTACATCATTACACCAAGAATACCGGCTGTGTACTTCACGATTGCATCAAGCTTCGTGTAGTTTTCATATGTGACAGTATCTGCATCCCGTTCACTTACGGACATTCTCTTGGTTGCCACTGCATCAGAGAACAATGTTTTCAGCTGTTCTTCTTCCGCCGAAATCGTCTTGATCAGAAGTGCACCATCCGTCTGTTCAGCGACCTGCTGGATCTGCAGTTCCTGACCATCATTGAATGTGATTTTCATTTTTCTGTTTGCCCCTTTCTTCTTTTTAGAGGGATTCTGAACTAAATAGCAAAATAACAGCAATGAATAATATAATCAAAAATGTTGAAATCACAAAAACAAATTTGAAGGTTGCTGCTAATTCTGATTTTCGATGGGCCTGGGACTTGCCGACAATACCTGGCTATTATCCGTTAGAGGTTTTAGCATGGAATTTTCATGGCGATTACGATCTTTGGTTAAATGTATCTACGGCTGCAAGATATTCTACAAGTAATCAATTTGGGATTGAAGGACATAACTTTGGAAATGGAACCGCAACGGTTACATTGTTCGTTCATATTTTGTATGTTAAAAATGGATTTTGTTCATATGTAAAGGCATAATTATTTCCATTTTCCAAAATAAGATGTTTACCTGCACATTATACATCCCTGCTTTAGGTGCATAAGCAGGGAATTTACAGTACGAATATTCAGTGTTTTTATAACTTTATTTTCCCATACGAATAATATTTAGCCTACATCCACCAGAAACCTGTATAACGCTTCCGGAGTTTTGCAGAACAGTAAACCGTATTTTATCTCCAGCGTTGATTTCGTTGAGAAACATAAAATCTGCACCATTATAAGGTCCTATGAGCTTAGACTGTCTTGACTGCTCCACATTGTTTCTTTCCAATTTTGCGTATAGACTCAATTGTTTTGCAACTCCTTGTTGGAAGTTCATATACGCATGAATTAGATATATACCATCTTGCGGAACTGTAAAAGTATGCTTGTAATTCGTAGCATCATAATTATGCACAAGTCCTATATTGTCAAGAATCTTTTTACTGAAATCAGTTCCTTGAAATTCCGAGTTGCTTGGTGCGATATTGTATGCACCATTATTCATGTACACAGCCGTTTTTACTAAATTGCTACTTAATTC